TAGATTGTCTTAATGATAAATCCTGTAGCCATGATAGCGATCATTAGGTAAAGTCCTCTAAAGTCTGATTGTGAGTATTGGTTTTCGTGTCTGCGGTGTTTCATATTATTTATTCTCATCTACAAACTTTGTAACAAAATCTATTATTTTTGGTTGTCCTGATTCGTTGGCCTTATTTTGTAGCTTTAATAAAAGTTCTAGCTTGCTAAGTAATTGTTTTGATTCTTCTAGTGTCATATTATTTGCTCCCGTCATACCCGCAACTTGGGCAGTAGATATATTCCTGGTCTTCGTCGGTATCCTCGTTGTAGTCGGACTTGGTAACTGTCTCATCACCGCAATGTACGCAGATATGGGACTCTTTTAGCATTTCGTTTATTTGTTTGTCTGTCATGAGACTCCTTAATGTTTTGCTAATACAACTAGACTACACCTATTATTACGCGTTGTCAAGCGCGTAGTTTCCTCTAGCAACTTTTTCCATCCACCTATAAATAGATGCTGGTGAAGCGTCGGGGTGCATCTTTTTAATCACAGGAAAAATATCTTCCCAGTTAGTTTGTTTATCTAAAAGGTCTTTAATAACCCCTAGAGTTTCAGCTGTGTACTTTGGTTTGTACTGATACCCAACGATGTATTTGTTTTGTGGTCGCTCTGTCATAGAAAACTCCCTTGTCCAGTAGTAACTAATTTATATGTTTCAACATTTTTGCCAAATGAGGATTTTGTAAAACTATCAAATGTGATAGCCCCCTTGTCTCTAAGCTCTTTTAGACGACCAGTGACTCTGTTGGCTGTGTATCCAAGATATTTACAAACATTCTCACAAGACACTGGGGTACGGATAGTCTCAAGATGGCTCACGGCTTTTAACACCTCATACTGCTTCGCTCCTAGATCTAGGTCGTGGTATGCCATAACTTGTGTGACTGCGTAATTACTCATTCCATCTTCCCCTTTAGAAACTCTATTATTCCCTCCATTTTATTCTCATAATAGGTATTGAAAACCTTATGTCCCTCTGGTTTTTGTTGCCAAAGAACAAATAGACACCCACGAAGCCTTTGACTTGGGGGCTTGCTGTCTACCTCGCTCTTAACTTCCTTGATTGTTTGAGCTTCGGTATCAACTGGGGTTATTATCATGTCGCACACTTGATCCTGTAGCTTCATAAACTCCAGCTTATCTTCATCTCCAAGTTCTCCAGTTGTTACCCTAAATGAGATGCCTTGATTCTTTGCCTTGGCTGTTATAGCTCCAATAACTGTTTGTGGGACGTGTAGTGCTGTCATTTTCCTCCGCCGTTGTACTTGGTGTCCCTACCGTTACAGTAGTTTCCATCCTCTAATTTGTGACTCCACCACTCTCCTTGAGCATTTTCGTAGTGGTTCATTTTGACCTTATGGACCCTGCATACTGCGGTGTCTGCTGAATCATGGTCTTCTGTTTTTACAACTCCAGCTTTAACCATCTCATCTGCGCTTCCTATTGAGTCGATGACTCCAATTCCCATAAAGGCTAATGCTCGTCCTACAGCTGATGTTTCAGCTACTTCATAGGGTGACATCTTCTCAATGGTCTTTGATGGATTACTGGCTGAGATCCCCGTAAATATTCTACTGGGGTTTCCGAAGTCTGGTGTAGCTGTAGCTCTAATAACCACAACTCCATTTGTGTCTGAGATAATCTCGGTTGTGATGTGTCCATTTGGGTACTCAGTATTGAAATAGGAAACTCGGTCCTTAACCTGGACATATTGCTTACCTTTAATATCAATAGCCTTGTCTTTTAATTGAATATCTGACATATAATCTCCCTCCTATATAACTTCTATCTGAGCGCAGTTTACCATTTATTGTCACGCGTGTCAACGGGTTATTATTGGTAGTTGACAAGTTGTTAAAAAAGAGTAGATTGGAGGGTAGATATAAATAAATATAGAAAGGAGTTTATGGATACTTTTCAACCTAAAAAAATACCATTTAAGTGTGTTGTCTGTTCTGGATTCGGCACTCTAAAGAACGGAACACTGAGGTGTCACGGTTGTGACGGAAAAGGCTGGGTAGTAGTAGATCAAGATAGAGAGATAGAAGTAGTAGATATACAAACCAATATAGAGGATAAATATGATAGGGAACTTCATTCTTAATAGAAATTTATTAGAAAATGAAATATGGTTATCTGAAAAGTTTACAAGAGGTCAAGCCTGGGTAGATCTAGTAGGACTGGCTCAATGGCAACCTGGAATGATTAGAGTTAGGGGTCTTAAAATAGTTCTCAATAGAGGTGATGTTGGTTGGTCTCAACGCTCACTAATGGAGCGCTGGCAGAGATCTCAGAAGTGGGTAGACAACTTTCTTCTTGAATTAAAAGATGGTGGAAGAATCAGCCTCAGAGTAATGCAGAGAATATTCACGGTAGTATCAATCAAAAACTATGATTTATACCAAGACATCAATGCACAGAGTAATGCACAGAGTAATGCACAGAACAATCACAAAGTGATGACTAACAATAAAGATAATAAAGATAATAATAATCACATAGGAGATTACATCCAAAAGTACAACGATCTCTTTGGTTCAAAATCGCAAGTTACGGCGGGGAGAAAATCAAAGTATTCCGCCAGACTCAAAATATTCACCCACGAACAGATTATGCAAGCATTACACAACCTTAGCGAAAATAAGTTTGCTAGGGGAGACAGCGCAGGCGGGTGGATAGCTGACGCCGATTATCTAATTAGGAGTGATGAGAACGTGGATAAGTATCTTAATCAAGTACAGGCAATAAAAAAGCCAGTAAATATAATGGATGCATTAGCAAATAAGATAAATGAAAGGAGATCAATATGATTACCGTAGAACAGGCTCTTAAATATCTTGATAAAGGATGGTCTATATTCCCCGTGATTATATCGTGGAATGATAAAGACAAAAAATGGGACAAGAAACCTGCTGTTAAGTGGGGTGATTACATGACAACGAGACCAACAAAAGATGAAATTAATAGATGGTTTGGAGATGGACAATATAGCGCAATAGGACTTGTAACTGGGAAAATATCTGGGGTAGTTGTTCTTGATGTTGAGGGATATGCTAAATCAGAGGACTACGAGGATCTCAAATCTGGAGAAATAACCAATACTATATCTGGGGGAAAACACTTTTACTATAAATGGACAAAAGAACTTAGGAACACGGTCAAGATTAGAAATATGGCGATAGACTTCAGGGGAGATGGAGGGTATGTGGTCCTTCCCCCATCTAGTGCTGGAGATAAATCATATACCTGGGAAAAAGAGATAGACAATATGTATCTATCCCCCCTACCAGTGGAAATAGAGGAGCAGTTAGTTTCAGACACTTCTAAGCCAATAGAGTTTATTGAAGGGGACATTCCATTCCCCCCCGCAGGTGAGGGTGAGCGAAACAATGAGGCAGCTAGGGTATCTGGTTATCTATGTACAGTTATCCCCAGAAAACTATGGGAAATATCAGGATGGGGAGCGTTGAGAGAATGGAATAAAACCAATAATCCCCCCATGTCTGAGCAGGAATTGAGAACAACTTGGGACAGCATTAAGACTAGGGATGTTAGAAATCATCCATCTAGGGTTAGTGGTGATTCTGGTACTGAGATATTATATGGCAGAGAAGCTCTCACTAAGCATGAGGAGATGATGAAGCGATGGGGAAATGGAATCTCAACGGGATTTGAGGAGATTGATGAATACTTTAAGTTTCTACCAGATCAACTTTACCTAATATCAGCGGCCACACATCAAGGCAAGACCACTCTGGCTCTAAATATGGCAGCTAGAATGGCCACTCTTGGATCCCGCCCATTGTTTTGTTCACTTGAGCAAGGAGTGTTTATTACTCCCAGGGTTAAAACAATCCTTGGTGGTGAATACCCAGAGGACTTAGCAATTATGACATCTGAAAAGATGGTAACAGTTGATGATATTGATAGGGCCGTAAATTCAATGCTCTATAGACCAGATGTAGTTATGGTTGACCACCTCCACTTCATAGACAAAGACGGGAAGGAAAAGACTGAGGCAATGGACGATATGATAATTAAAATCCAGAATCTAGCCAAGTCACTACACCTCCCGATTCTAGTTATTGCTCATGTTAGAAAGTTGAACGCAGACAAGGCACCTGAGATGGATGATCTAAGAGATAGCTCTGCTTTGTCTCAGGTTCCATCCGTGGTTATGATGTTACACAGAAAGAAAAATGAAGATGTTAATGCAATTATTAACAATAAGTCATATCTACAAAAGAATGGAATGTTATATCTACTCAAGAACCGTATCCTTGGCAAAACAGGGGCAATAGGATTTGATTTCCAAGACTCAGGTGAGTTCGACTTCGGAAATAAAACATACAATATGGGTAAAGAAGTATTTATTAAAAATAAGGAGGTCACATGACCAAGTTCACAACTATTGGCTACGCCAAGATATTAAAAACAAAATCAGGTAAAGACGGAATTGCGCTAACGCTTGACCCAGACAGTCGAAAGGAAATATACGATCATGACTATGCTGAAAAGATATGGCTATTTCCTAGTCAGTTCGGATATGTTGTTATGGCTCCTATGAAAGATGATTATGAGTTTAAGAAATATGTTAAACCAGTAATCAGACCAGTTCAGGAAGAAATCAAATGAACTGGCTCTACTTTGAACAATGGGCAATAGCTAAGTACAACAAGTTTGGTGGCGAGGATTGGTTGGACTTAGTTATGTACTGCGTAGATCGGAGGGCGGAGAGCGAGAGGAGCTAATATACTCTATATGAAGTCGTGCCTAGAGGAGTAAACGCTTGCAATATATGAACACCTATGATATACTTAGTATATGCAGATCAAATATAATGATAAGCTAACTAAAGAGCAAAGGACAAGCATAAATAACTTTCAGAGTTACCTAAGTAAACCCAAGCCAGTTGTTAAAAATATTCCTATCCCAGAACCAGAACCTATAAAAGAACACGTACACCTACATGATTTAATGACTCCCAAAGAGGTAGAAGAATATTTATCTATTTCGGCAATGACTCTTAAAAGATGGACTAGGGTCGGAAGAATCAACTGTATAAGAATAAACGATATTGGACACCGCAGATATTTAAGAAGCGAGATAGAACGAATAACTAAGGGGACAGAATGAACAAAAATCTAATTGCTAATTTGATAATAGCCATACCTTCTGCCTTATTGTGGATGTGGTTTGGATGGAAGGCTGGAGTAACTTTATTTGCTCTGTGTTATATGCTTGGATTGGTATTTATTTTTGATGAAATGAGAAAGAAAAAAAGGAGGGACACATGATTAAACTAGTTGCTAACCCACAAGGAACAGATATTATTGCAGGGAACAAGGTGTTTGTGGATAAGATAAACGAAATCATTGATGTCCTTAACCAACAAGGAGAAGCTAGTAAATACAAGGTTGTTAGCTTTGAGCCTATCGGAGAAACTGTACCAGACCAGCAAGGAGAGGGGCCAGAATACAAGACGGTAGGATACTTGAAATATAACCCAAGTGGAGAAGTTAAAAGAAAAAGAGTATCTATACAAGAAATAGCCCCCCCAGAACAAGAGGAGATACCCAAAGACGAAGGTGGAGACACTTGGAGTATCTGGGAGGGATTTGACGATAGAGCAGGGACGCTTACTAGGAACTTCGGAAAAGTGGGTAGACCTGCAAATATCCAAGACTTACAAGAGGTTTTTATCAGTAAAGAAAAGATAAAGAGAGAGGCTCAGAGGATTCTTAGAGAAAATTTCTTTAGTCTTACACAGCAAGAAGCATTAAAAGAGCTAGTACAATCACTGGAGATAGACCTATGACTAGTTTTGAGGAGCGGTTTGATGAGAAGTTTGGAACTATCTATCATAGGGAAGATGGATTTGGAATACAGATAAATGACCAAGTAAAGTACTTCATAAAATCCGAACTAGATAACCAACGAGTGACTAACGACGAGAAATGGGTGGAGAGGATTAAAGCACATATGTTTATGTACGAACACCAAAGAATAGGAAAAGGAAAAAAGGCACTGTGCGAAACTTGCAGGGAAGTTGTGACTGACGGGACTCCATGTAAAGATAGCCCCTATTATAAAGTTTGGCTTGATTTATCCGACCTATTGAGGAGTAAGACGGAATGAAGACACTAACCTATGGATTTGGTAAATTAAAAGACCACAAATATCATTACATCTCAAAGGTATCTGGCATGGATTTTGACGAGGGGGTTTGTTATGTTTTTATTGGACTTAAACAACCCGATGGAACTAGGAGATTTGGCTGGAAGAAAGCTGGAATACTAGACTTAATCTGGTCTTACTGGAGGATTTATGACAGATAAAGCAACTATAGACGAGCGGATAGAGGAAATAATAGAGTTAATAGAAAAAGAAATGGATGAATGTTTTTACGCAGGGATAGAATGTGCTGACGTTGAATATGGTGACGATAATTGGACTGCCGAAGCCAACCCAGAGATTAAAGAAAAGATTAAATCCCTCATCCTAGAAGTAGTGAGAGAGGCGGTGGGGAAAGATGAAGTAGGTGACTTTTATCCACTTAAAACATCGGCCTTGCTTGGTGGAATAGAGGATGGCCTAAAACACGATATAGAAGTCCGCAACCAACTAAGAAAACAAATTCTTGAGAAAGTGAGGGGATTGTGAAGATACCAGTTTGGTACGACAGGTCTATTTTTGAAGCTATAACAGAAATAGCTAAATATAACTGGGTAATGGGGAAGAAAATACTAATTGTCACCCTGACTAAAGACCAAAACGATAAAGTAATCAAAGAATGTGCCGAGATGATGGGTAATTACCGAGACGGTAGAACTATGGCTGGTAGATGGTATAGAGAAGCAATCAAGCCAACCAAGATAAGGACTGTACGAGTTGTAGAGACAGACTTTGGACCAGTTGAAATTAAAGTAGAGGATTTATGTTCAAAGTAAAATGCTCTATGTGCCACCAAGTTAAGCCCATTTGTTACACAGGGATATTTACACTCTGTCATTCGTGCTTCGTGGCCTGGAGTAAGAGACATAAATGCTAGAGTGTATAATCAAGGTATGAAATCTCCTAGTATCCGACAAAAGAAGACATTAGAAAAAATGGTTTCAAACGGTGGCATTTTAGAACCTGCAATGATAGAAGCTGGTTATAGCGAGGCTTATGCAAGAAGTCATAAGATAAGTAAAACAAAGACGTGGGAAGAACTACTTGAAGAATATTTACCCGACGAACTATTAACCAAAGTAGCAGTAGAAGGACTGTTTGCTAAACGTATACAGACTTCACCCACCGAAGGAGATAGAGAAGTAGAAGACTACGCTGTAAGGCAGAGATACCTTGAGACAACTCTTAAGATGAAGGGAAAGATCATTGATAAGAAAGATGTTACAAGTGGCGGCAAGCCATTCCCATTACTAGGAGGGTTAGTAAATGACATATCAAGTGACGACAGCTCTAAAGAAGCTCCTGAGACTAAAGAAGAGACTCAAGGGGATACAGGGCGGGACATCGGCCTCTAAGACAGTATCAATCCTACAAATACTAATTGATAAATGTCAAAGAGATAAGAATCCCACACTAACTTCAATCACAAGTGAGTCCATGCCACATCTTCGTCGTGGTGCAATGCGAGACTTCAAAGACATTATGCAATCTCACAACTATTGGGTAGATTCTAGGTGGAACAAAACAGATTCCATTTATACTTTTGAGACTGGATCTAAAATGGAGTTTTTCTCGCTTGATATGCCGCGCAAGGTTCGTGGTCCACGTCGTCAAAGATTATTTATCAACGAAGCTAATAATATTCCCTATGAAACATTTGACCAGCTTGAGATCCGTACAGAAGATGAAATCTGGTTAGACTGGAATCCTGTAGCTGAGTTCTGGTGGCATGAGACAGTAAGTAAAAGAGATGACGCCGAACCAATTATCTTAACTTACAGAGATAATGAAGGACTACCCGAGTCAATTGTCAAATCAATCGAGAGTCATAAGAGTAATAAGAACTGGTGGCTAGTATATGGTGAGGGACAGATTGGAGAGATAGAGGGTCGTATTTATAAAGACTGGCAGATTATTGACGTAATACCTCACGAAGCTAGACTGGAGCGTTATGGACTAGACTTTGGCTACAAGATAGATCCTACAGTCATAATAGCGATTTACAAATACAACGGTGGAATAATATTGGATGAGGTGTGTTATCAAACTGGAATGTTGAATAAAATGATTGCAGACACACTAAGCAATCTACCAAGAGCCTTGGTTATTGCAGACTCAGCAGAGCCTAAAAGTATTGACGAGATTAGAGGATACGGCATAAACATGATCGGAGCAGAAAAGGGTCAAGGAAGTGTTAATCGTGGAATAGATTACGTCCAGTCTCAAAGAATATCTATCACAAAAAGGAGTGTCAAAACAATCAAGGCATATCGTAACTATCTCTACATGACAGACAAAGACGGTAAAACAATTAACGTGCCTGACGATACCATCCATGAATGGTCAAACTCCATGGATGCTATTAGGTATGGTATCGAGAGCTTTAAACCCACGCAGGAAGAAGTTAGATTGCCGCCACCACAACGTCCTAGCGACCCTATTATTGGCATTTGATATAATAGAGACTATGGTAAACCTCGCCCCAGAAGAATACGCCAAAATGATCCAAGAAAATAAGCCTCACTTAATAGAAATAGAAAATAGAGCTGAGCAGATAGAGTATGGTGAAATGGTTATAACATTCACAGTACGGGCAGGTGTAGTACAAAAAATGGAGTTTCACGATACTAAGACTTGGTTAAGACCAAAAACTTGACACTTATAAAAGTGGTATACTAAGAACACAGTCTGTACCTAAAATAATAGGCAAGACCCTTTCTCTAGCGGGATGGGGTCTTTTTGCGTAAGGAGAAAAACATGAAATCAGAAAAAGGTGAAACAAAATATCACGAAGAACAAGAGGTATTTGAAGAAGTAAATGAGCAGTTTCTACTTAGTAAGAGATATTTAGACGTATTACATCAGAGATTCAATGACCAAGAGGAGTTATATAGAACTTACCTAGATCCAAATAATTATCCACATGGAGCTAAAGTATTTGATCCTCGTATTTTCCGTGTAATTGAGACAATTACCCCACGAATGGTAGCCAACGAACCTACAGGATCATTCTATCCATCTGAGGATGGTGATGTAGCTACAACTCACATACTAAACTCACTGATTAAATACGACTGGCGCAGAGCCGAGATGTTCCCTAAACTTGTAAACTTTGTTAAATCAATGCTAATCTTTGGGACATCATTTGGTCGTGTGTACTGGGACTTCCAAGAGAGAGAAAAACTACAGATGGTTCCTAAGAAACTAAACGGAAGAATGATCTGGACTCCTAAAAACACCAAAAAGATTAAAGTAACTGACTTTGATGGTCCTAACTTTGAGACTTTAAACATCTATGACTGTTTCCCAGATCCAAACTCTACAAACATTCACAATATGCGCTGGTTCATTTATCGTACATTCAAGACGCTTGATGAACTCAAGAGAGAGAACGATTCCCGAGGTGTTGAATACTACAAGAACCTAGACAAGCTAGAAGAAGCTATCGCAAGTAAGAACGCTAAAGGTAAAGCAACAACAGACGACAAGCAGTGGAGAGAACACCGCAGAGTAATGATGGGGACACAAGAGTTTAGAGGCGAGGATAAGTCTAATGAGGAGTTTGTCATACTTCGCAGATTCGACAAAGATATGTGGGTAGATATTGTCCCAGAGTTTGGGTGTGTGATTCGTGAAGAACAAAACCCTTACTTCCACGGCGAACTTCCGATCGTCCACGGAGTTGATTATCCTTATCCTGGTGAACTATATGGAATGGGTGAGATCGAACCTGTAGACCGTATTCAGAGAGCTATCAACGCTGTTTTAAATCAAAGACTAGACAACGTACAACTAACTCTTAGGAATATGTGGAAAGTTAAGAAGAACTCAGGAGTTGATCTACACACTCTAATCTCAGCACCAGGGAATATCGTCACAACTGATGACATGGCAGCTGTTGAATCACTCCAAGTACCCGACGTTACAGGGTCAACATTTGTACAGACGATGGGATACCTAACCTCAGCTCTACAAAATGGGACAGGTGTAACTGACTACACGGTTGGAGTAGGTGGATCTAACAAGACTGTAGGAAACACCACAGCTACAGGTACACGCCTGGTTCAACAAGAAGCCAATGCACAGTTTAAGCTCAAGGTTCAACTACTTAATCACATGGTTATCCAGAGAATTGCCAATCAATTTAAAGATCTAAGAATTCAATACACAACCGAAGATCAGAAACTCAGGATCATGGGACCAGAAGATATTAAGAACCTACGAGATAACACCGATCTAACTAAGATTAATGTGGATGGTGAGCCAATCTATCCAGGTGATGACCGTAAAGCCAAACTAGAAATCGGTAAAGGTGAGAACTTTGCCTTCTTACACCTACTTCCTGACGATATTCAACCATCAATCGTAGGTGACTATGACTTTGTTGCTCAAGTTAGCTCAGATCAGATCAACGATCCAATCGTCCTACAAGAGAACTTCTTTGCAGCACTTGATCGAGTATCTAATCCAGCCTGGATCCAGGGACTACAGAGTCAAGGCAAACAACTAGATTATGCAGGGGCTACTGAGAAAGTCTTTGACAAACTGCAGATAGGTATTGAAGGACGTTCAATGATCCAAGACCTACCAAAACCAGAGCAGCAGCCAGGACTAGACTCACAACAGATGCCAGAGGGGGCAATAACTCAGATGGCAGGAGAACCAGTAGAAGATCCCTTTACTGGAGTACCACAACCAGAGCAACCTGATGTAGAAGCACTAATGGGAGGACAACAAAATGGATAAATCACCACTAACCGAGGCCATGAAGAAACAGCTTAACGAAACGCTTGGTCGTGCTGTAGAGTTTGACCAGATAGTAAGAACCCCAGCCTGGAAACACATTGAGACCTATTACGCAAACAAAGTACAGCAATTTACTAACGATATTCTGTTATCTAGTAAGCCATTGTCTGAGTTTGAATCACAACGCTCTGAAATCAATGGTATTCGTGGACTACTTAACTCTATAAGCAATGATCTAAAGGAGTTAGAGAATGAGCGCAAGGCTCCTAGACTTACCGATGAGTGATGATGAATACTGGGAAGGTGCAAACACCACCCATTTCACACCACGACAGATAAAAATATGTTCAGACCACGGCAAGAAGGTCTGGGAAAAACATATCGGGTACATTAACAACAATGACGGCACTATATCTTGCGATCAGTGCGGTTGGGGTACAAGAATACCAGGTTACTACCGTGTGCTTGATGGAAAGATTGTAGATTTGCGACGCGTTTCTAATAAATAGCAGGCACTATTTGTTAGAAAGACTGCATAAGTCTCGTTCTTCCACGTTACGGTTGCTTATTTGGATGTTCTGGGTTCATTAAAACCCTGCAATAAAGGAGGACTATGTCAGATAACGACATGGCACAACAATTAGCTGCAGCCCTAGATGGGCATGATGTCACCTCAGAAGATGGTGATGTAGTGGAATCAGATACCACTAGCGAGGAATCAGCTCCCGCAGAACAAACGACAGAGGATGAGAGTGCCGAGGTAGAGTCTACCGCGACCAATGATGTTCCTGCTCCCAAGGCAGAAGAAGCAGAGGTTGAAAGTGATTTAGCACAGGATGAATCTGGAAAGCGGTATGTCCCTCAAGAGAGGTTTGACAAGATCTATGGCAAGCAAAAGGCTACCGAGCGAGAGCTTGAGGCTTTAAGACAGCAACTTGCCAGCAATAGCGTGTTAAATCAGGCTAAAACAGGAAAAGGTCAAACAACTAAAATAGATAAAGCTGATATTTTAGAACTCAAGATGACATTGCCTCAGTTTAACCCAGGATCTTCTGAGTATGACGAAGATTTGGACACCTTAGGGCTACAAATCCATCGCGCAAACCCAGGAATCAGTCCTCTACAAGCTGGTTATTTAGCGATTGAAACCGCTAAGAAAATAGCTGGTAAGGTAAATGGCGTTAAACAAGAGGCGCGGGCTGTTAAATCCCTACAGTCTGACCAAGGGATCACAAGTCGTGTAGTATCACGTCAAGCAACTAAGGAAGATCCAGATAAAATGTCTGCCTCTGAACTAGAAACTTACATGAAACGAAACGGAATGTGGTAATACTTTAAGGAGATTTTAATATGGCATCAGATGCCGCAAAGTCAACCACAAGTACAGTTAGTCAGGCGATTAAGAACCGCTATTATGACAAACTGTTTCTTGAGATTGCAGAAAGCAAATTAGTACACAAACAACTCGGACAGCGCAACCGCAAAGTTGAGCAAGGCGAGGGTGGTTATGGTACAGGCGTAGTATATTGGACCAAATGGACCAACCTACCAGAAGTTACAGCAGGACAAGGTGAGGG